ACCTAAATATTATAAAATAGAGTCAATGTCAGAAACTTCTTCTCTCTCTTTTAGCATTCAGGCTTCTGAGTATTTTGATGAGAAGTATGAATATGTAGATGCATCTACATCTAATAAGAATGGAATCAATATTACCGAGAGAGATTATTATGGACATGCTATAGATACCTCCTCATTAGGCGGATTAACTATTTAATAATTTATGGCAATATTACCTACAGGAGTTCTATCTGGAAGCTGGAGCCAGTCAGCCTTAGCTCAAGGATATTATGTAGATATTTATAAAGATGAACTCCATCACGATTCCTTTACGTTGATCGGAGGTGGTAACACCTCTTTTTATCATACCGGATTCAGTGAAGGCGAAAGCGGTTTTGCTAGAGTTAGGTCTTATAGTGGGACTTTCACTTCTTCTAATTTTATAGAAACTGGCCATAAATACTTTTATCCAGAAAACTTTCATACGACAAGTGGAGTAGGATTATCTATTGAAGATTTTTCTATCAATAATACTAATATCAATGCTTATCTCTCAACTTCAGGATATATCGCTAGCGGAACATACGATACTCCAGACATTCAAATATCATTCGACCTCAAAACTCCTAGGGATAATAATAGCGTCACTGAATTTCATGTAGAGCCATTTATTTCTAGTGGTCAATATTTGATTTATTCCGGAAATCAAAATCAATTTAATAAAAATTTACTTTCAAATAAATTTACATACAAAAATTCAACTGGACCTAGGGATTTGTATTCCAAAATAATCATTAACGATTATTACCAAAAGTCCATAACCGGAATCGTCCATTTAAATAAAGTAGCACCGAAAATAAAAAGCATTACAACTAGATTGATAGACTACACTTCTAGCCAATCTGGATATGGAGTTAGCGGTAAACTGATATTATTCCCTCAAATTAGCGGGTCCCTCAAAAAGATTAATTATTATTTTTCTTATGACACTGACTTTACTGGTTTCTTTAAAGAAGCTTCTACTGAAAACCTTTATAACTACAATGCAAGCATACCCCTCGGAACGGGAGTCTATGTTAAAGCTATTCCCGAAGATTTCCTAGGGGATGGAGACCCTTTCTATTATACTGGAAATTTATCGAAACCCACCGGAATAACCCCTTCAGTTTATAATCACAAAATTGATTCATTTTCAGTTCAAACAAAAGAGGGCTATGAAAATATAAGCTTTTCAACTTTCACTAAATCACTTCAAAAGTTAGGGGATTATGCTAGTGGGGTCAGAAGCTCAACATTGCAATCTGGATATTATTACAACATATCAGTAGACCCTTCTTCTACTGGATATTTAAACTCAGACTCTTACTTCACTGGCTCCATGTATGGGGATACCGGATTTTCGTTTAATTTATTTAATGAAAGAACTTCTAGTCAGGAAGCCTTTTATTCAACACTGAAATTGCATAAGAGCGGAGAAGGCTCGAAGGTCTATAGCTCTAGAGTAGCTAATGGGCAATTGCCTTATCCAAAGTTAACCTCAACGGGATACTCTTTAAATTATTTAAATGGAATAACCACTTTTAGCTTTGGAAGCAATTTCCCTTCGGGAGCGAGTTACTTAAAATATATTATTTCTGGCTTAGATCAATCTTCATATACCGGGGACCTTTCATTAAATAGCTTTACCACTGGAGCGAGAGATTCTCTCGTGAATATTAAATTAGTTAAATCTGCAGACAATTCTTTCATCTATGACCAACAAACCATACAAAGCACTGGGGTCCAGCCTGAATTATTTATTTACAAATTTCAACTTGCAGACCTAGATGGAACAATTCCAATATCTTTTCAGAATCAAACCAAAGCTGAAGCCACAGGGATACACCTCTTCAGGAAATCAATTATTAAACATCTCACAGGAGTTTCTGGAGTTTCGTCAGAACCATTTTCATCTACATTTAGCGGAATAACTGAAGTTACTCCATCTAGCGAAAATCTAATTGCCAAAAAAACAGATTTCTCCCAGCATTACGATAGGGCGATATCCTCAATATCCCCGACTATAGCTTATACGGGACACAATGAAACCGGTGGTTTGTTTTATTATAACAGCGGCAACTTGTTTCAATACATGGCGATACCTTATAATGCATACGGTTCAGGATCTAGTGAGAACATACTTTCGACTTCTTTTCCGTTTAATGCCTTTACTGAAGATATAAGGGTTGATACAAATAGCAATATCACAGAAATATCTACGGTAAGCTCCGATGTATCCTCAACTGCCTCAAACATAAAAACTACGGGAGCAACATTATACGCATCCTTAAGCGGGACCGCTAATACTATTGGGAATAATATAAGTACTACGGGAGCAACATTATACGCATCCTTAAGCGGGACCGCTAATACTATTGGGAATAATATAAGTTCCACCGGAGCTGGATTATCCAGCAGCCTTCAATCGTTAAGTGGAGTTAGTTTATTCACTACTGGATATTCTCAAAATATAACCGGGAACTTAAGCATAGGCCCATTATCTCAGGATGTTTTATTTGAAGTTCACGGCACGGGCTCTTATATTAACACGGATTTAACCGTAACCGGGAAGTTAAACGTAGGCCCATTATCTGAGAATGTTTTATTTGAGGTTCACGGCACAGGCTCTCATATTAACACGGATTTAAATATAAGTGGAAAATTAAACGTTACAGGCAGAGTTCAGATTGGGGGTAGCAGCCCCTCGACTTCAACAGATTCCGGAAGCTCCGGGCAATTGGCTTATGATGAAAATTATTTCTATGTTTGCACAGGAACAAATAAATGGGGTAGAGTAGAAATCTCCAATTGGTAATGTATTATATTTAATATGAACGACGAACAAAAAGCCGCATTTTATAAATCTTTAATTGATATATATTCCCATACGGAAAAAGGGGAGAACTCAGAGGGCCTCTCCAGTCTGTCTAGAAGCATTTCAAAAAATGCCATAGAACAAGCCAAACTTAAAGAACTGTTACCCTCAGACTACGAGCAGGATGAGGATGAGAAGGACCTTACTCCAGAAGAGCTTAAAACCTTCATAGAAGAAAATCCAGCTACGATTCCTGCTCTAGATGCCTTTTTTGAAAACATGAAGAACTTAGACTCTTCAACCTTGCCTGAGGGAACTAATTTTAACTTTAAGAAAATATCAGAGCAATACACAATCCTGAAAAACAAGTTTGAAGCTCATCAGGACTCTGAAGATATTAAGAATTTCTAATTAAGCTGATCCTGTAATATGCACGGCATCTTTGCCCGCCACTTGCAATGGGAGCGCTCCATACATATTATAAGCATGAATCATTCTTTTAAGCATTTCATTAGCTTCTTTTGATGCATTTTGAAGAGCTCTAGCTGATTCGTTTTTAGTAGTAGCACTGGCGACGGACCTCCTGATTACCGTATCTCCCTCCTGAATCGAAGTCCAATCTGTCACTCCAGTGGTTACGGAAGAGGAGGTGGTATCTGATTGAGTGATATTCCTAAGTATGTTCCTAGCCTGCTTTTGGTAGTAATCCTTTAGATAAATTTGAGCAAAGATGGCTTTTTCTTCATATTTTAGATCAGGAGAAACCTTATCTTTCGCTGTAAGCTCGAAATCAGTGTTCAGGAAGACGTTTAACTGCCCAAGGTTGGCCTCTAGATACCCAGACACCAATAAGGCCTTCTGCTGCCTCTCTAGGGCCGTAGAATGGTCTCCGAACTCAGTATCCCATATCGAATATGCAAGCTGACCTAATTGATTCATTATTCGTTGATAAGCCTTAAGAGATCTTTTCCTTTTTTGGAGTTAGGGTCAATTGACGGCTTGGTCACTTGACCTTTCCTGTATTGGCCTAAGGCTCTGGCCTTATACTCCTTTAGTATTTTATTCCTCAGGGTCGTCTTGGAGCCAGAAGGGAACACTCCAGCCCTAACAGCGAGCTCTTGCATATCGGTAAAACTCATTGATGCAAGACTCTCTTCGAAATCAGAACCATCAGCAGTACTAAAAGGGCTTTTGCTATTAACCGTAAGCAATTGTTCTAAATTTTTAGCCTTCTTGAGATCGTCGTCTGCTATTTGACCATCTGCATATTGCATTTCTTTTTTCTTCCTTGGTTTTCTTGCTGGAGCCTTTTTCGTTGTAGATTTGTCGTTTTTTCTAGTTGTCATAATAATTAGTATTTAAGTTGTTGTACACTTATATTAATCTGTACAAACAAAAAATCCACCTAAAAGGTGGATTTCTTGATCATAATAATACGTAGAAATATTATACGGTAATCCCAAACAGAGCCCTGTCATCGATGATCATACGACCTTCTTCAAGAGAAGCGTAGTAGCCAATCTTGTTTTGACGAACACTATATTGGTCATCAGCCATTAAGCTCATTTCCGAACCAGTTTCAGCATCAAGAGCGATAGCTCTAAGAAGAGCATCTCTAGAGCGATCAATACCAAGAACGATTTCATGGGATCCATCGGCAAATGCACCATAAGCTCCGCCCGGAAGATTCATATCGGCACTAACTTGAGCGTCAAATATTTTATTGAATCTTTGACCAGCACCCATTTCTTGCAATTCAAGAAGATTGATACCATAAAACTCAGGAATTCCACCGTTATTATAAACAGACTCCCTCATGGAATCGGTTGCAGGAATGTCTTGATAACTACCACGACTATTGACCGGATTGTAAGCAATCTCGCGAAGCGACTGAGTAATCTCTGGAGAGATAATCAAATCACTAACCCCACGAGAAGGACCATCAGTAGTTCCACCGGCCCAAGAGGTATTAATTCTCTTAGCTCGAGTTAAAAGCCTATTGAAGTCATTAAGATTCAATCTGCCAGCTGTATCAGCACCGATGATATGAGGATGACCTCTTGTTCCGGCTTCCCCAAGGGCACCGAAAATCAAAGCTGCGGAATTTCTTTCTTGCTTAAGAAGAACTTCTTGAGCGAGACGTGTAAAGGTTTTACTTACGACATCAAGTCTGGAGCGTTGAGCATATCGCTTATCGAAATCAACGGCACTATCAAGGCGATAGGTCGTGAACTTCATTTCGCTCTGTACTGGAGTTGCGGTGTTAGAAGGAAGACCCCCTGCCACTGTTTGACTCCAGATCGTGATATAATCTTCGTCCGTTATGTCGTAGTACAGATCCAGCGGAAGGCTAGGGCTGTCGTCGGCATTGAATTGGAAGTTCGTAAACAGGTTACTAAGCGTCGGAGCTTGATTGAGCACCTTCGCAAGGACGGGTCCAATAAATTCGGCTAATGCCATTTGAGCTTCGTAGGCGACATCACGATTCTTTGATGCCATGGCCTTGAGCAATTCCACTTGCTCTTCGGTTCTTTTAATTGTAATTTTCATTTATGTATTTTCTCCTAAATTTAAAAGTTAGCGACAATCCAATTTGATCATGAAGTACGAGCCCGACTGGAAACCGTAGTTCCCATAAGAGTTCTTACCCTTGAAGGTATTGTTTCCAGTATGACCGAAAGCAGCTGCGTCATCACGGTTACCGCTACCGATGCATCGTCCGATAACATTAGCGGGAGCATCCGTTAGGTTTTGTGCAGCAGCTAGTGTAGCGGTCCAAGCCGTAGCCTTACCAGCGTCAGTCGAAGGAACAATTTGTTCTCCCACTGCAGGATTCGTTGAAAAAGCTCCATCAGTTAAAGTTACAATGCCTCGACTAAGAACAGGAACGGTTTCACCCGGAAGGACTGCATAAAGCTCGTCTTTCTTTACAGGGTAATACTGAAGCTTCTCACCATTCTCATCGTGAGTTGCGGTCTGTCTAAGAGTAACACCAAGGCAGGCATCTCCAGAACCAGCACTAACTCCAGTGACGGTTAATGGGTTTGCTGGATAAGTGTTTCTACCTACGTGAGGATAATCCTTAGACCCCAAATAAGCTCCAAATTTATCGGCAGTAACATCCATTGGGTCACGTTGAGAACCAAGGCCCCCGGCTTTAACTTTAACAAATACACCGTTGTCGGCTTCAGTCGAACGCTTGTTAGCGTCTGAAAGGTCAACATATTTGCCGCCAGCTACAGCTGGTCCAGCATCAAGTGCATATATATTTACGACTTCATGTTCGTCGTAATCACGGAATGGTAGTAATCTAAGTGCCATTGTATTTTATCCTATTTTTTAATATTTGATGGTTAAATTGTCTTCAGAGAAAGCTTTCTTAAACTTATCTCTTAAGGAGAGGTCTTTTTCGGACGATTCTCCATTGTTATTTGCGACAGTCTCTTCTTCAGTTGCTTCGACTTTCTCAATAGCTTCTTCAACAACTTCGTCTTCGGAAGCTTCGCTATTGTTAAGTTCGGCAATTCTTTTTTCTACTGCCTCAGCAAGCTTAGCATCAAATGCTTCTTGCTGCTCCTTGAGGAATAATTTATTCTGATGTTTAAATACTACAGCAAGCTTATCTTGGTATGTAGCAAATGCATCTTCGGTTTCGTCAAGGTCTTTAAGTTCATGGGCGACAATCTTTCGGCTATCTCCATTAAGGTCATATTCATTTTCAATAGATGACATTCTCGAGTCAAATCTAGCAACAGCTTCTCTTTCGGAATTAGCAACCTCAAGACCCTTAACCTTGTCAATTGATTCATTGAGTTGGCTTCGGAGGCCATCCAATTCCTTGTTTTTTTCTTCGGTAGCTTCGGCTAGCTTTTGCTTCTGCTCTTCTAGAGCTTGCTTTTCTTGAGAAAAAGACTCGCTCTTTTCAAGGATAGCATCCTTTATAATTTTAGTAACCGTAGCTACAGCTTCTTCAGAAAACTTCTCTTCAGAAGCCCTGTCTTTTAAAGCCGACACTAAATCGTTTAGAATATCTTGATTGTCCATGATAGTATGTTTGATGTTATTTACAGTAGTTTTTTGTTTTTGGGAAATATTTTTTTCATTTTTTTCTAAATTGATTTCTATTGTGGACCCTTCCTCTTTCGCGAAATCGTCGCTATTTTCGTCTGGAGACTTAGCTACTAAGCCCTTTACCTCTGCTGCCGGGTTAGCCGTGAACCCTATTCCTAAAGGTAAAATATCACCCACAATTAAACGGCTGATACTTCGCCCATCTTTAAATTTTCCATCGCCATCAAAGGATTTTAAGTATTGTTTGTACTCTTTTATTTTTTCTGGATCCGATATTATTTCAGAGTCTTTCAAGTCTTCACCCCCTATAGCTATGACGAAATCATTAAATCCAATTTCCCAACTGGCGGAAACATTATGATAGACAGAACTGTCTGGATCGACTGAGCTTTCAACTAAATCTGCAAATTCTTTATTTACAGTTCTATAAATAACAGATCCAAGTGCGATATTAAAAGGCTCTTTACTGGCGAGGGCCTCTTCTTTACTCAAAATGTCATTTGACCCAAATCTTGAAAAGGAAGATGAAATGATATGCCCAACAACTTTATCTCGATTATGTTCTATGTTTGTTGGCTTGTGTTTGAATTGATCTAGTATTGTTACGGCGGATTGAGAACTTATTCCATCTCCATTCTTATTAAATTTATTAACCACGGCAGCATTGAAAGCTACAGCCAGTAAATCTACATTGTCTTCGAGCATTATATCGTTTGGTATAATAGCTCTTAGGGCATCTAGGGATGCTTTAGATATATTTAACTCCGGAGAATCAACATCTCCAGAAGCCAAAATTATGCCTGAAAACTTAGCAGTGTACTTATAGTCCTTACTCATGTAAAACTATATACACTAAAATTACTTGCCTCTATGTTTTTTACTGTGGTACAGAATGGCGGATGGATAGTCTCCCAGCTCATGATCGGCAGCAATCGATAAAACTTCAGACAAAGAATTTAAAGCTTCTATCTTGTCGGGATTTTTAATACAACTATTTATCTTACTCTTCCAAGTCTTCTTTTCGCTAGAGCAAACAATGGATTCACACAATGTTGAAATTAAATCTTTTTGATTTTTATTTAAAGTTTTAAGTTTTTTAATTGCTTTAAATTTATCAACAGCAAAGACTTGCAAGCTTTCTATATCGTATACCGTTGACTGTATAGACTTTCTGTCATACATCTCAGCAGTAGCTCCACTTGGTCTTCCGGCTGACTTGGGTGTTTTATTTTGGGTGTTACTTGGGCCCGGCTTGTTTTTGTTGGCGAGTTTATTTTGAACTGCCTGCTGGTTCATTTGTTTTTCCTGAAGCTTTAGCTGCTCTTCTTGTATTCGAGTTCCTTCTTGAGACTCAGCACTTTCGACTAGAGGTATGCCTCCTACCAATGGATTATAATGACCCTTCTCCCGTTGCTTGATATATGCTTCTTGAGATGAGTTGAGCATTTTGGAGCTAGGATACAATCCAGTTTTCATGGATTCTATTCCTTGCTCAGGAGTTATTATTCCTATTTCCAGCAATCTAGTTATAACTCTTTGAAATTGGACTTCATCCTTAATGTCTATTTCTTCAAACTTAGCTCGAGGATAAGTTCTGAATCCCATGTTTTTACATACCATTTTAATTTGAGGTTGCAGGAAGTCATTTAAGAATGCATTTCTAGACTCCTTTAGCCTCTCTAGGAATATCTCAGCTTTGATTTGTGTATTGGCGAATTTCTCATTTCCTACAATTACATTCTGAAGACCTTCTCTTATGTCTTCATTTACAATTTGATATTTCTCCGACCCTATTACTTTCTTTAAGTCTGGTATTACGAATTCAGCTTTTGTTGTATAGTCAGCAATCAATGCTCTGCCGACACTCTCATTCTTGAAAAGCTCCTGCATTGCTTGGAGATTGTTAGGGTTCACTCCTCCCTTTTCAGGCTCCGCGCCCATAGTAATTAATAAAATTACATTTTCCACAGTCCTAACTATGGCTTGGTCTATCTTCTTAAGTTCCATCTTCCAGTTAATGTCATCTAGAACTGGAAACCCAAAGGGGACGGCAAATGGCTCATAGTCTTGCTTTTTATAAAAAGAATAGACGAGTTTTTCTGGTTTTAATTCCATAGATAATCCGTCTCTATTGAATTGCCCTTCTTTAATCTTTTTTCTAACTTCTGGAGGCAGGGACTTTAGAACCTGTTTGTCGTCATCAGTTTTTGGAGATCTTAATCTTTCTAATTCATAATCGGACAACACCTTCTTGTATATTCCGTTATTAAAAGCTGTCGCCGACTCTATTACTATATCATAAGGGTTGAGTAAGGTATATTTAATCGGAATTTCTCCCGGCTTCAACGACCCAGACCCATATACATAATTCAATTTAGCAAAATCATCAGAAGAAAACTTTCCATCCAGTCGATATAAAAATATATTTCCAGATCTATAATATTCTCTGAAAAATTGATCCTTTAGTTTCCATATTTGAATTTTCTCGAACCACTTCTCGACGAATTTTTTAGATTTATCATTTTCACCCTCTAAGTAAATGTTCGAGTTGGAAAACTCAGCCATAATATCTACAGCATTTCTAAAAATAGCAACATTAGCATAAGCTTTCTGGCAAAGCTCTATAGCTTCCCTTATATTTGTTCCGTCTTTGGCATATTCATATGGAAGTAATCCATTTTTAATATTTGTATATTTATGATTCTTTGAGCTATTATAGATAGAGTTACTCCTCCCTCCGGTAGAGCTAGAGTGATGAGTTCTCCTGCTCGCTGAAGACGTTTCAGTGTATATGGGTTCTCCAGCTGTTGCTGGAGCCACACTTTGGGCGAGAGTTTGAAACTTTATCATGTCCTCGATGGACCTTTCGTCGCTCTTGAACTTATCCCAATAATTAGACCTTTTAGTGTATTTTCTTTTGTCGCTCACAAGTGATATTACACAAAGTTATCCCAAAAGTCCACAAAAGTTAAAAGTTAACTTATGAACATTGGTGAAAATGTCGATTGAACTTCTTCTTTTGGTGCATTCATCATGTCGAAATATGTTTTCGCCATCCAGCTACCCAATATCAATGCAGAATACGAATCCTTCCTAGCTTTGTCTGGCCCAGTCTGCCTTTTAAGCTCTAGGGGTAGGTCGAAAGTTTGAGTTCCTTGGGGTGAGGTTGTGATTTGGATTAATGCACATTGCCCCTTAGTCATATTAATCATATCATATTGATGCTCCACAAAGTCTATCATCTTGGCTGCTGAGCTTTGCTTTTCCTGATCGTCCGAAGCTCTTAAGAACTTTAATTTAGCGATTGGTATTTTTTTCGCTCTTTCGCTATTGTAAGATTCGTCTACAGCCCTAGATCCGAACCATAATTTTTTATGATCAAAATTAGCTTGCAGTAATTCATTTGCCCTCCTAATCCATGCGGAGGTTGGCTTTCTTAGTATTAAGGTTCTGTGGCCGCTTTTATCGTACTGCTGCCTTGCTATTTTTAAATTCTGAGAATAAGAGTCTATCTTATCAAGCTCAGCTTCGATCTGCTTGATTTCTATTTTTTCAGATTTAAACAAATGACTTTCGTTGACTGCGTTTACAAATTGAACTCCCCCATTGTAATCCCCCACCATTGCGATAATGTTGAAGTTCTTTATTAAATAATAAAAATAAAAAATGTGTTCCTTTAATGGAGTTCCTGACATTGCATATGAATGAACTAAAGT